ATAAATCAATCTTTTCTTTCCATATCTCTAAACCTAATAGTTCACCTTGTTTTGATGGATTATTTAATGATAACGTAAAGTTGGTTAATTCATCTTCAAACCCTAATAAAAACAAATGCACGATTGCAATTTTATTTAATTCTGCGATCATTGATTTTTGAATTCTATTAATTGTTCGTGCAAATCGAATATCAAGTAGAGATAGATTTTTACCGTCACCTACGGCTTCCTCAAACCCTAAATATGCTTTAGGTATTCTAAGAGCGGTAACCAATTTCTTTTGGATGTATTCAATATCGGCAATTTCCGATAAGTTAGTACCTCCAGGAAGGGTTTCAATTGGGTTGGTTGCCGCAGCGTCTCTAACAGGAATAAAATAATCTTGATCAACAGCCATTTGGTTATATCTCATATCTACATTACCTGTTTTATGGTCAACTATTTGGTCTCTTTTAAATTTATTAGCAACTCTTTGTACGTATGGATCAACATCTTTATCATCCATATTACCAACAAAAACTTTAAACACTCTTCTTTCAGGTGCCCTTGATACTCTATATATCATCATAGCGTCTTCAGAAAGTAAAAGTTGTTTCCATATACGTCTTGCCTTTTCTAACATAGAAGTACCATAAGGTAGTTTTCTATCATCACCTAAAATTCTAAAGTGACCGATCTCCCACGTATTAAACTCCATATTTTTTTCTTTCCAAACAAACTTCAAAGCATCGTTCTCCATATCCTGTGAATACTTGTCAGGTTGAAATCTCATACCCTTTTCCAATCTTTCTATTTGAATGTTTGGTAACTGTTGGCATCCTACAATACCTTTTTCTGGGTCCAATTTTAGATAAACAAAGTTATCACCAAACTTACACGTATTTCTCGTCCACATCGGTAAGTTCGTATTAATATCCAATCTATTGGTAAATAGATCTGTTAATACTTGTCGAATCCTTTTAGATTCAGAATACACTCTTAATATCAACCCGTCTTGATCAGGTGTTGTTGATTCTTCGGCATATATGTCTAATGCTGCTGAAATTTCAGGAGTGTATTCCATACTTTCGTAATCATAATACGACGCCATTCTTGTTGGCTCATAATAAACCGCTTGTTGATATAAATTACTCTCAACCTTTTGCCATTGTTGACCAATGTACATTGTTTGTTGGGATTGTAATTTTTCCGTTTCGTATTCTTGTTTGTTTGTCGTTTTTAATAATTCTTTTTTATCGAATTTAAAAACAGGTGTTTGTTGGTCTAAGTTTGCGTTTGGTCCAAAAACCTTACCTAACCTTTGCCAAACTGTATATTTATTTTCTGCCATAAGTTTTTTATTTTAAAAATAGTTGGAGATAAGATAAACTAAACTCTTTTTCCTCCGAATAACCATAAATACTTTTCATAATCACTTTGTGTTACCGCATTACGTTGATACCCGTTATTTCCGTGCATATCCACAGGCACACCTGGATTAAAATTCATTGATGAGTCCTTATAAATGTTTTTTTCAGTAGTCCAAGAATCTAACATTGCTTTTGTTTGTTCGGTAACCTTTTCTAACTTTGCAAAGGAAAATTCCCCAACATATATAGCAATAGCCAAGGCCATTATTAAATCATCGTGTTGTCCTTTTTGATGGTCGGGTCTACCGTTTACATAAACAAACGTGTTTAGTTCGTTAAACAATCTTTGTGATCTTACCCCAAAGCCGTGTCTAAGATATTCCTCAAATGATGCAACGATTTGAACCCTTTTTGAGTTAAAGTTTATTCCGGGTATTTTATCTTGGGATTTTGGATCCCATTTCCATTTATCTGCTGGGTTAACACCATCAACATATAAATTCTTATACCCAAGTTCTTGTAGTTTTCTTGATGTTGCAACACCCATACCACCGGTAATATCGGTAACAATAAATGCGTTATACATTGTACCCCATTTGTACGCAATTTCAGCCACAACATCCGGAGGAACCTTACCGATATATTCCATTACCTGCTCTCTCTCATCAAAATCAACAATGGTAAAAGTGGTAAAATCTTCACTATCACCACGAGAAACGTCCATCCCTAAAATATATTTATGACCCGCAATTGGTTCTTTCCATTGCCATAGAGCACCGCCCATAAATTTATTTTCAGGTTCTCTAATGTGTTTTTCTTTAATAGATTTCATTGTTTCAGACGGAATCACATTATCCCCCGATCCTAAAAAGTTACATTCTAACTCTTGTGATATTTTTCTTTTATCGAATTTTAATTTTTTGGCCATCGCCTCAAACCAAGAACTATACGCTTTATATCCCGATTCTACTTTTTGTTTTATTTCCTCAAAGTCTCTATCGGAGACTTTTATGTTTGAATAATCTAATGTTATTTCCTCGTCTTTATAATCTGCCCGATTCAACATATAGTGTACGATATCATTACATTTGATGAGTTTTAAATCTTTTGAATATCTTGGATCCCTAAACCAATACATTTCAGTAATTCTAAAATCATTTATACCTTTAACCGCTTGACTGTAGATAGAATAATATATTGGATCAAAACCATTTGGTGTTGATATTACGATCACTTTACCACCTGTAGATAGGGAAGCCATACAGGCAGACCAAAAATCCTCATCTGCGTTGATGTACGCCGCCTCATCAAAAATTAATATTGTTGGAGTGTAACCACGCAAGGCATCTTTTGATGTTGCGACCGCCTTAACTTCACAACCATTGGTTAATTTAAAATGTCTTTGTGCGTTCTTTTCATTGGAGAAACCGACCCCTAACCATTTTGGCCATTGGTCAACAAACGCTCGGACTTTATTTGCCATCTCAACGGCAGTATCCATTTTATTCGCAATAATTAGAATTTTTTCAGGTTTCTTTTTGTTGGCAAATACCAATCTTTTTGATGCCCAAGCGGATGTAACTGTAGATACCCCAGCTTGTCGATATTTTAATGCGATATTTTCCTCACAAGTATCGTAATCATTAACCAAGGTAACTTGATCATTAAATAACTCTAAGGGTACGTATTGTGATTGTGTGTTGTCGTAAGTCTGTAAGTACGTTTTTAATGCGTATGGTGTATCATTTACGCATTTTGCATATTCTAATAACGCCTGTTCTTTCGATAAACTCATTCATTATCTTTGTTTACGGATCGCGTTTAAAAGTTCACTTTTAGTTGTATGTGGATGTAAATGATTTTCTATAAGTTTCATAATACTTTCCTCTAACTTTTTAACATCATCATCCTCGCTAACTTCATTAGGAAGTCCTTTATGTTTTGTACTTGCAAAATCCTCCAAATTTTTTTCAGACATTTTAAACATTTCTTTAGATGATCCTTTTAATTTACTTTTTGGCATCTCACCTTGTTTTGCCTTTAAAGCCATCGCCATAGCTCTTTGTTGTTTTCTAGAAACCGCCCTTTCTTCTAACTCTTTTTCGTAAGTTACAAATTTTTCTTTTTTTGTTTTTGCCGTTTGTATTGCTGCGGTATCTGTTGACGGGATATTTAATACTCCCCCTGTGGCCTGCTCTTTAGTTTCTTTTTTAACTCTCTCGTATAAAGTATCGATTTGAGAATTACTCAAATTTTCAATAGTATTGATAGAAACCCCCTCAATAAGAAGTCTTGCAATTTTAGGATTCATATGATTCATCTTTAACTAAATTTTTTTCCCATTTTAATACGATATCTCTCTCGTATAATTTATTCTCAATCGATTCAACACTTTCTCCATATTGAAATACTAAACGTTTTCTTTTGTGGATTAATATGTCATCACTATCTGAGCTTTCCCAAGCCAACGATATAACACCATCAATCGAGTCATACATACCAAAAAAATCTGAATTTTGTATTAAGTTTAAATTAATTTCTGAGTTTTTTAATACCCCGACTTTTTTTATGTAATTAACATCGGGTGGTAATGGTTTACCTGACGCTGGTTCAGCATCCCAATCATCACCCCAAACATCATCTAAATCTGAAAATATAAATTCATATATATTATCGCCCTTATAGTTTGGACCCAATTCGTTTACATATACCAAAATCATATAACCCTCCCTCTTGGTGTTACCTTAACTTGTTTACCATTAACTGAAAAAACCAAATTCTCAAGATTTGTTTTTCCAAGAAATTTAACATTTTTATTTTCACTTAACAATTCATTAGCAACCTCCAATTGTTTTAAAGATTCACTTAATTGTTCAATTTTTCTTTTTTGTTCTAAAATTGGTTTTTCTTCTGGAGATATTGTAAAATATTTAGATAGAACCTTTTCAACTTTAGATTCGGTAAATAATGAATCCATAATTTGAGTATAACCTTCTTTAGGTTCTTGAGTCATTGGCTCAGACATTCCCATACCAGGTTCTTCCATACCAGGTTCTTCCATATCTAAATCCTCTTCAGTGCCCATATCTAACTCTTCGTCACCCATATCGTACTCATCAGATTCGTCAAACTTTGCCAAAATATCATCTTTATCGTCCTCATCTAAATTTTCCAAATCAATGGCTGATAGTATAGAATTTACAACATACTTAATATCTTGAGAGTCCATACCTTTATCTTTATCAAAAGATCTGATTTTTTGACTTAATCTACCTGTAAGTTTTTGTATTGATTTTAACCCTGATGGTCCTTGTGGTTCTTCACCATCATCTTCAGCATCCATATCAGGACTTTCCATTCCCATATCATCAGCTGGTGGGGTTTCCATTCCCATATCATCTGCCGGTGGAGGGGTCATTCCCATATCGTCTGCAGGTGGTGTTGCACCCATATCTCCGGCTGGCGGAGGTGTCATTCCCATATCATCAGCAGGTGGAGTTTCCATTCCCATATCACCCGCAGGTGG